CCAATCCTGTGTCAACAGTAAGTGTTCCTGAGTTACCTAATGTAAAACAATCTGTAGAGACTGTTCTATAAAGATCACCCTGTAATCCTGATGTACCACTTGTTCCACCTGTACCAGATGTTCCACTGGTCCCAGTAGTACCTGAAGATCCTGAGGTGCCAGTTGTTCCTGAGCTACCAGAAGATCCAGTGGTACCAGAACTTCCAGCAGTACCAGCTGTTCCGCTTGTAGCTGATGTACCTGAGGTACCTGTACTTCCAGAGGTTCCACTTGTGGCAGAACTTCCTGAGCTTCCTGATGAACCACTACTCCCTGAACTACCACTACTACCTGTTGTTCCACTTGTAGCAGAAGAACCTGATGTTCCAGCACTTCCACTAGTACCTGTGGTACCAGAAGTGCCTGAAGTGGCTGATGTTCCACTAGTTCCTGTGGTACCTGACGTTCCACTGGTACCAGAAGTACCACTAGTTCCATCAGCACCAGCACCAGAACATAGTGCAGCATTAATTTTTTGTATTACAGATTCAAGGGTTTCATTAGTATATATACCAGTACACACCAAGTTAGGTCCTTCGTAAAATACACAGGATGAACTTAGTATGATTGGGCAAGGATTAGCTGCACAGATTACACTCATTGGGAGGTTGTATTATTAGTGAACGATTTTAAGAAGATCTCCTGTACGGTAGATCTGACCAGCAATTAAGCCAGCAAACAAAGCAGCAGCATTATTAGCATACTGAGGAGTTATTATAGGAGTTGTTAATACAAGATTCCAATCTGTTGCTCCAGTACCTATAGACTTAGCAAAATATAATAAAGACTTAGTTGTATTTAAATAAGTTTGTCCTAGATATGTAGCAGAGCTAGTAGGAGCAGTAGTACCAGTTTTTGGTACTAAGTTAGTATTTATCTTAGCTAATACAGATTGTAAGTCCTCTAAAGGAGCAACATCGATATTAGTTAAATAAGGGCCATTATATATAATGCATAGAGCATTTTCATATGTGGCACATGTTGGGCAAATTGCAGCTGTTCTCATAAGAGCAAAGTTAATTATTAATTATGTAATGTAAAAGGTTGTATTTAAAATAGTTGGTATAATATAGCGTTAGTTTAGTTTTTATCTTATACCAGATTGTGATTGCATTTTTATTCCAAGATCTTTAGCCAAATTAGGATAGAACATCGGAAGCATACCAGCAGCTTGATTAGTTATAGGATTTGTTTTCATCCAATATTTAATAACATTAGTTTTTTCAACTAGTTCATCATCTCCTGTAGCTAAACCATATGATTCTTTTATGAAGTTTACCACTCCTTTTTCATAATTGGTTATAAGTCCCATTGCAGGAAATGCTCCTTGAGAAACTAAGTTTGTTAAACTTGTAGGATTATAGAAGTATCCAAGCTCATCTTTAAACTTATCTGTAGCTTTAAGAGCAAACTTCCATTGGTTCTTAACTATAGGATCTTCATCATCATCTGGAGCCATTGCTTTAAGTGCTAAGAATACAGCCCATAATCCAGCATAGAATAATACATCTACTAATTGGTTCTTGATGTTTTGTCTAACAAGATCGATGAATTCATCTTCTGTCATTTCAAGTTCTTTATTAGTATCAGCTTTATAGTCAGCTCTTTTCTTTTCATAAAGCTGTCTTATATATTCTATACCTTTATCATTACCCATTAATGAGTTTTTAAGATTACCCAAAGATCCTCTAAGATCATCTGATATGATTCTAGCAATCATTCTAGTTCTTCCCCATTCGTAAGCATCTGATGCCGCATTGTATTTAACATTACCCATACGTACATCAACAAGTCTAGGAATCCAGTTCTTAAATACCATGAAAGAGTTTCCATATACATTTAAGTTCATTAGACGTTTGTTTTCTTCTGTCATAGATCCTAATGCATCAGCTGTAAAACTTTGCACCTTTCTTCTTAATTCTATTACAGAATCAGATTTTCTATCTACACCAGGAATAACAAGTTCTCCATCTACCACATTACTAATATTCAGCACTCCTTTTTCTTTGATAAGTTCTTTAACATCCTTTTCAAACTTTGCAGCTCTAGCATCTCTTTCTGATTGTGTCCCTTGATAGAAGTTTTTAAACTCATCTGTAGATTTTAAATACTCTCTAGCATTAAGAACTTGGCCATCTACAACAACTGCATTCTTTAAGAATGAAAAGAAGTTAACTGTCTGAACAGCTTCATCTCCTTTTCTCATCAAGATCATTAACCAATCTTGTATTGCTTGGTCATCTAATTTATTGATTGAAAGTTTTGTAGCAGCATATCTATTATAGCTATCTGTAAATGGTACAAAGTATTCAAGTGCAGCTAGTGCAGTCTTTTTATCTATATCACCAGCCATCTTGTTACTTAGTAACCATGCCTCTGTAGCCATGTACTCTCTTTTGGTAAAATACTTACCAGCATTAATAAATCCTTGTGCAGTACCTCCAAAGTAGTTAGAAGTAGATGACAATATATTAAGACCAAGTGCTGTCACTTGGAATGTATTATTCAGTTGTGTGATAGCTTTATTGATACTTATCTGTCTTCCATCTAAGTTCTCTGGTAATAATTTGAATCCAAGCTTTTTATTAATCGTTGGTCCAAAGTTACCAAGCTTACCAAGTAGTTGATCAAATGCTTCACTCTCTATATACTTCTGTTGGTATACGATTGCTTTAATCATATCCTCTATAAGTTTAGAGTTTTCACTATTATCATTTGTATAAACTAAATCACCGTTTGCATCCTTTTGTGTTTTACCAAACATAGATGTAGCAATAGCTTTCTTGTTTTGTTCAAGTCTTAATAATGCTAATGCTTGGTCTTCTATACTTGATAGATATTGAAACTTAATAGCAAACTCATTATACATAGCCATTGTTTTGAAAAGATCTTCAGAGTAATCTTCTTCAAATGCATTAGTTAAATACTTAGGAATTTTATTAAGTATCTTACCATTTATTGGATCATATCTTCCCATTCCAACTTCATTCTCATCAACAGAAATGTTTTTAAGAAATTGTTCTCCAAGAGTTATTCTTCCACCAAATATAAGTTTTTCAGAAAGTCCTTTTCTTACCCAAGGAAGAAATGTTCTAGCTTGATTGTTTGATATATATCCTATGTCTGCATATGCTTGGTTTCTTTCTATTATATAATTGTAGAAATCAAGAGCAGGTTTGTTTACATAATTACCAGCAGCATCTTTCTTATGCAATTCTTTCCATTCTTCAGATTGCCATTTGTCTTTAGGGAATTTTTTAGCTTCTCTATACAATAACCAACCAACAGCATTGTCTCCTGCAATACTATATAATGAAGCAACCTTAGCTTTCTCAGCAGCAATGTCATATTCATTTTGTTCTTGAGTACCAAGTCTAGGAAGATTATCTATTCTAGCATATTCTTCTTGTCTTTTCTCTTCAAGATATTTTCTATAAGCTTCTACATCAATGTTATCTTTTATCCATTTGATATCTTTAACATTTTTATCTGTAGCTCTTTTTAATTCTGTGTAGAATTCAGGTTGGTATTCATCAATCAACTCATTAGAATTTTTCTTTCTAATTATGTTGAACATAGTCTTAGGACCTAATCCTTTATTAGAAGCCCACTTCTGATATTCACTTTTTAATTTAGTTAATCTTGCCACCTCAGTTTGTGTGTCCATACCAGCACGTCCAAAAGCAGCATTAGCTTTTTGAAACAATGTGGCCATTCCTTTTAACTGAATAGTAGATGTTGTACCTAACCATTTAGAGAATATACCTTTTATAACTTTCTCTCCTTTTTCTGTACCACCAATTTGTTCAACAGTGAATTCAGTAAATATGTCAGATAGATTATCATTAAGTTTTCTTGATTGATATGCTGTATCTCTTAATTCTTCTTTTAGTTCTTTCTCTTCATCTGATAGTTTTCCTTCAAATAAGAAGTCAAGATCTGTATCTAATGTTAGATAGTGTTGCAATGCATCTTCAGCAAGTCTTAATGATTTAGTGAAGTCTCCTATTTCTTGTTCACTGAATCCTTCTTTACCTTGAAACTTTTCATTGTAGGTATTGATTATACTTTGTATCTGTACATTCAATATCTTAGATTGGTATAATAAAGGGCCAATATCTTGTCTCATTTGTAATTGTCTGATTGCAGAATAAAGAGCATTTAATTGCTCAGCTTTATTTAGTCTCTCAGATGGTAATGCTTTTTGCTCAGCTAACTTTGCATATATGTCATTTAGTTTATCTAGAATAACATTAATTTTCTTAGTAGCAGCTTTGTCATTTTCAATGATAACTTTTTCACCAGCTACACCAACAGGAATCAAATAGTCTTGTTTAATGTTTTTAACATTAACATCTCCTATTTCTATTTCCAATAATCTTGGTAACACTTTTGTTTGTGGGTTTGCTTCAGAATAAACTGCTCTGATAGGAATCATTCTAGTTTGTTCGAAGTCTTTAATATCTACACCATAGTTATCTTTGATGATAGATTTGTATTGTTTCATCTGTCTGTCCCAAGAAGCAACATTGTACCAAGGAACATCTTGATATCTCATTGTATCAAGTCCAATAAATTTCCAGTCAAGTATATTAACCTTTCCTTCAGGAGTGATAGCTAAGAAATCCACTGTACCAGCAACATCTCTTCTAGGATCAAAGATTGTCACCTCAGACATAAACACTGTACCTTCAGGGAAAGTTTCCATACGTGCTCTAAGATTATCTCTTAGCATCTCGTAGATAGTGTTATTGTTTGGATCAATGAATGATACATGATTATCAGTTAGTACAGCACGATCTATTTCATCTTTACTTTTCATCTTACCATTCTCATCTACAAATAGACTAAATGCATATTCAAAGTCTTTGTGACCTGCAGTACCTTTATCAGCTTTTAATGCATTGATTGCTTTCTTGTATTCAGAATCAGTTAATGCATCTTGTGCACGTATTTCATCATACCAAGTTTTAATGATGTTACTAACTCTGTTTTTGATTTGTTTACCATCAATGAAATACTTTTCTTCTTCACCACCAAGTTCATTCTTAACAGCTTTCTTTTCAATTCTATTGGCTACATCTCTGATAGAGTTAACTACTTGTTGTTGTTTAGATAATTGGGAAAATGTCTCTCCTGCATTCTCTCTAATGTCTTCAACTGTACCTATTGCTTCACCTCTAATAATTTTCATAGCAGCCATATCAAAGCCACTCTTAGTAAATAAGTTTTTTAAATAGTTAACAATTTGATTCCACAATCCTTCAGCATTTGCAATGCGTTCTGGTTTCTCTGTATTGTTCTCATTATTATTGATGATAGTTTCAACTAACACCTTAGCAATAGCTTCTTCTTTAAGTTTGATTACATTTGGTTTACCATCTATTTGATATCTAGGATCATTTCCATAAGCTTGAAACACTTCATTTATTATAGCATAGCTATTAATCTCACTCATCAACTTCTTATATAAAGCTGGATTAGTTTGTTTAATAATAGCAACAGCAAAGTGCATAGCTTCTTCTGGAAGAGCTGTTGCTTCTTTACCATCCACTACTTGAATAAGTTTTTGTGTAAGTAACGCAATAGCATTATCATCATATCTAATACCATCCACTACAATATTGTCCATTGATTTTACATCTACACCAATATTCTTAAGAAAATCTTCTATTAAAGATAGAGTTTGTGGAGAAGCAGATGTTGGTATAGGTCCTTCTTCTTTTTGGAACATATACTCATCTGAGAATTCTTCACCAGCTCTTGCAGCATCATCTTGTTGAACACCACGAGCTTCATCTTCTTCAAGAGATAGTTCATGATCATAATATCTATCAATTAGTTCTTGAGGGATAATTATTTCTCTATCTATAAAGTCAACATCTTTTTGAACAAATCTTACAACAGTTGTTCCATAGTCAGCATTAACACTTCTAGCTATAGACTGTGCTACATCTAGACGCTTATTAAATGCACCATCTGTTCTTTGCTCAATGTTACGAGTAATGTTTTCTTTTATTTGAATTTTACAAGGCATAGCTTAACATGTTTCATTAGTTCTATCAATAGGTGGAAGCCCATCTGGTTTGTTTTCTTGTGTAGATATAATAGCTGGTTTAGTAGGCATACCTGGTTCAAGAGGCATCACTCTTCTCATTGTAACTGTTACTCTATATGAACCTGGCTCATAAGTCTTACCATCTAAATTAGTTGTTAATTCTGGTAAGAAACTATCTTGAGGTTTAGGAAAAGTTCTATGATAAACTTCTCTATTCACACCATCCACACCAAATACATATCCTGAACCTGGTTGAAGATTTAATTGTTTAGGAGCACCATCTCTTGATTCAATAGAGAAGTTTCCTGTACCACCAATATTAATTCCTATTACAGGATACCCAATTGCTGATCTACTTTCATCTACATCATTATGGGAACTAATAAAACTAGTAGGTTCATAAAGATTAATAATAGCTCCATCATAATTAGTCATATCTACACCTGTAGCTTTTTGCATCAACTCTCTAAAACGAGGAGTGATAGGTGCTAAAGGTTGATTGTTAATAGAAGTGTCATAGTATCCATATTTAGTTTTGTTTCCTTGATTTATAACATCTGGAATGTTCATAGATTGTTTTCCAGGATTATTTGATTTATAATCCCATCTCAATCCTAATCCAATCATTTTACTAGCAGATGCTCCTTTATTAGTTTTAGCAGCTTGTTCTTCTAAAAATGGTTTTATATAATCAAATAATTCAAGTTGTTCATCTTTTGTAAGAGCTTCTTGATTCACATAGATTCCTTCTTTAACTTTTATTCCTTTAGGTTGTCCAGCCATTTGTGTAGGTTTACTTACTTCTGTTGGTAAAGATACATTATTTTCTACAATTTCACCACCATAAAAGCTAACAATATCTACATCATTTAACTCTCTTGTTGTTTTCAATGTACCATTGTCAATTACAGAAGGTCTGAAGTCTGTGTAGTTCTCTGTAGCTCTATTACCATCTCCATAAAGATTGATTAGTTTATATACAGATTGTGGAAATCCTTTTTTATCTGGTATTCTTAATGGTACTCCTGGAGCTACGAACACTCTTTTATATCCAAGTACATCATTTAATGAGTAGTCACCTTTTTTCTTTCTAGCAGCGTAGTTAGCAGCAGTAACTGTGTTACCAGTTAGCACATCAATTCTTACACCACTTTTCAATTTCACCACTCTAGGTACAGCAACATAGTCACTGTTCATAGCTTTTTGATTATACTTATCTCCAATCACTAACACTTGTCTATCTATTGCTTGAAGATTTAATGATTTAATTTCTGGGAAAGAAGAAGAGTAGTAACCAATCTGAACACTTGGATCAATCATTTGTGCCATTGCTTGAGCTACATTTCCACTCTTCGGTTTAAAGAAAGGTGTAACTCTAGGCATAATGAATGGATCATCAAAGTTATTTCTTTGGAACATTCCATCAACAAATGCTTGTAATGTTTCATCAGAAGAAATAGAGTTTACAACAGGAGCCACTATATCAGCATAGTCTTCAATAGGAATAATATTCTTAATAGATATAGCTGATTGATAACTTCCTTGTAAGATAGCTAATGATATAAGTTGTTCATATAACACTTTTGTCTCAGCATTATAATCTCTAAGTTCTCTCATCATATCTACATAAAGATCTTCATCATACGCATCTTTGATGTTAGCTCTAAGTTCAACACTCTTAGCTCCGTTCTCTCTAACAGAAGGTACCACTTGTAGGTCTTTTAACAATTGTATTTCAGGATATTTCTCTTTAGCAACTTCTAATCTGTTAGCAACAGATGTTTTTGCATTAACAAGAAGATCTTCTGTTTTACCATTCACTCCTGTTTTAGTTTGTATAATGTAATCTAAGAATGCCATTTTAGCTTTGTTAGATATCTTATTAAAGTTATCTATACTAAGATATTTATTCTTACCATAGGTCTTCATTATATCTTCTGTAATAATTCTAAGATGGTCTTGCTCTAATTTGAATATAGCTCCCATTGCTTGCATAGATGCAGAAAGAAGTTTTGATTGGTTACCAAGGAATGTATTATCAAGAATTTCTTTTGCAGAAGAAATAATGTTTACATCATTAGCTTTTTCTGTTTGCCATTGTTTTCTTGCAAACATATCTCCAGATCCAAATCTACTTGTATCATAGTTTGTAGCTTGTGTGAAATCAAAATTAAATTCAGCCATCTTAGCATATTTCAAGAACTCTTTAAGAATAGCTTGTTGTTCACCATTCTCTTTTGGAGTTAATTTACTAGTAGCATATTTAGATATATTACCTTTTAATCCATCTACATTTATAACAGCATTGTCCATCTCTTCTTTTGTTGAAGGGAATAATGATTTAGCATAATTAATGTTATCTTCATAAAAAAGATTAGAAGAATTATTAGCATTTACAATTCTTAAGTATTCTGAAATGATTGGTTGGTTTAAAAAGAATATAGACTGTTGTCCTGCACCAATATTCTCTAAGAACATGAATGTTCCAATAACAAGATTTGATTGAATTATACGTGTGATAAAGTCATCCTTAGCTACATCCACTACAGCAGTTGCATATCCAGAAAGTCTATTAGATATTAATTGATTAGATCCATCAGCAGTTCTTGTACCACCTAAAGATATTCTATCTACACCATTCACCTTTGTAGTGTTATGTTTTAACACAACGCTTCCATCACCTAATAGTTCTTGATCTTCTTCAGATAGAAGAGAGAACTTAGCAGGATCAACATATGATTGTATCTTCTGTCTTAATGAAAGATTTGTAATATTTACAGCTACAACACCAACCCATCGTTTACCCATAAGGAATGAGTTTCTTAAATTGGTCATATAGTTTCTATTAAGAATTCTATTTGGAATTTTATTTTCATCCATTCCTCTTAGTCCATCAAGTTCTTCAGCAACATCTTTTAATCCTGCATCATCTATAGGAGTTATAAGTCTTTCAAAATTTTCAGGAAGTGTAAGAAGTTTTTCAAGACTATCATAGTATTCATTCTCTAAAGCTTTCTTGTACATATCTTTTACATACTCAGAACGTAATTCAGCTTGTAAGTTTATGTCTGTCAGCTTGTTAAGATCTTTCTCAATTAAATCTCTGAACTCATATGGGTTTTCATATTGCTCTTCTTTAGATTTGATATAATCTCCATATACATTAAGTAATCCTTTAGGATCTTCTAATCCATAAACAACAATATCTAATGCTTCTAGAAGATCAGCTTTCTTCATTTGTTTAACACCAAGGGTGTCATCAAACACTTTACCAAAGAATTCTTTTGTATTCTCTTCATTACCCTGTAACTTAACAAGTTTAATGTTACCTGTTCTATCTGCGTATACAGACTTAAGATACATATTTAACTTATCAATATCAAAATCCGATCCAGATTTAGTAGTGATTTCTGAAGGTACTACCACTGTAGCTCCCATATATGATGGAAGGAACCCTTTCACTCTAAACACCTCAGCAGAAGAAAGAGCTTGTGTAGGAATTCTAAATCCAATACCAGAGAGAATTGATCTTCCTTCTTCTGTACCATTTAGATATTTTAATAACTCTTTATCTGTTTTGAATTTGTTTTTGAATTTATCTTTAAACCAGTGAGGAAGTAATATTTCACAATATGGTTGTTCTTTAGTATAGAACTTAAGACTATCATCTGTAAGCATTACACCAGCTTTTTCTTCACTAGTTAATGTTTCATACTTCTCTTTAGTTATCTTCTCCCAAACACCTTCCTTGTTCTTCATAGCAATACTTCTACCTTTAGTCATAGACTCAAGCATTGTTGCAGGCATTTGTACATGTGATCCACCACTCACTTTAGGAGAACCAATAGCTTTATCAATCATTGAATAAAGAATACTTCTAATCTGTACATAAGAAGGAGAAGCTTCAAATGGAATCATGAACTGGTCTTCAGTATTAAGCTTGATGGTTTGTTTTGTATTATTAGAAACTTCTCTTCTCATCATCTCTCTCATCAATGTTTCAGATACGTTTCTACCATTCTTCATTACAAAACCATTATTAAGATCTTCCAATCCTAAATTGTTAAGAAGTTCATTGTATGCATTTTGATGCATTGCATTAAGAAGATCTGTATTACGTTTGTATTCTTCTGCAGCTCTAGGACTTGTTGGAACACCATTGTCAAATAAATCTATACTTGCAATCTTAGTAATCTGAGATCCTCTAGTAGTTTGTGATTTATTATCAGTAGTAGTTGTCTCCACTTGAATACCATAAGCTTTCCAAGGAACCTGCACAATAGATGCATCAGAGAAAGCTTCATTATTAAATGAACCATCTCCATTATAAAGACTGTGTAACTCTTGTGCTCCTACCTTTCTACCTGATTCAACAATAGCATAACCTATCCCTTGTTTCTTCATTTGAACATATAGCTTCTCAAGGTTAGTTCCTTTCACCATACTATAGTAGATAGGCACTTGAGAGAACTTGTCTAATACAAGATCAAAGTTATTCTTGTTTGCTTTGTTTCCAGATACAATAGGTTTTAATATCTCTGTTGTATATTTAGGACGATCAGTTTCCATTAACTTAGTATCACTAGTTCTTAAAGCTTCACTAGTATATTCATACCCAGGAAGATTTTGTCTTGTGTAAGCCATTTCCCATTGGAACCATTTTTCTTCTACACCTTGTAAATCCCATTGTCTATTCTTAAGTTTAATCTCTCTGTATGTTGTATCCATTAACCATGAAACAGCATCTGCTTCATTTGTATCTCCATACAATTCATTGATAGCAGAAAGACTACCTGCCACTTTAATATCTTTCACAGTGATTGTATCAGTGTGAGATTTATGTAAATGATATCCAGGATCATTTTCTTTTAACTGAATACCATTAGCATTGTTTACATTATTATTTAAGTATGTATTGTATTCAGCACTATCAAATGTTGTTCTTCTTGGAGATAGGAAAGACTTGATACGTTTAGTTTCATCTAATGCACCATTTTTCTTAACAGCAAATTGATATGGATCACCAAATAATATTTTATGGAATTCTATATTAGCAATAATGTAATTAACATTAGCATATGTAAGAATATTATTTACATCCTTATTAGATAAGTTATTTTTATTTAATGATTCAGCTTTAAGGAAGTTATCATCAAGATCTTGATAAGCATATGTATCTTCTCCTATTGGATTAATTTTATCATTTGCTTTAAGAATATCCATTGTTCCTACAGTCATATTACTAATAAATTCTTTTACAGAATTATTAATATCAGATATGTTTTCATTTACATATGCTGTAATATCTTCAAGAGTTCTTCCATCCTCAATCATTTCATTGATTGCTTCTAAATCTTTAGGTGCAAGGATATCTTTAAAGAAACGTAACTCTTTTGCTTTACCACCAACATTTAATAGCTTCTCTCTATTTGAATAATCTAAAGCTAAGTTAATGTCATCCATTAAATATCCTTTAAATATAGAATTGATTTCTTTATAAGAGTTTTTTGCTATAGAATCAAATGAAACATTGTTACCAAGGTTCATCATCCATTCTGTAGATCCATCTGCAGGGATAAGAATATAATAGTTACCATTAAGGTTTTGATTAATCTCCATTGTAAATCTATCACCTATTGTTAATTTAGATGTAGAGGTTCCTTTATCAGTATCTTGATTATCTTCTCCTTGTATAACAGAAACTTTGAAGTCTTTTATTTTGTTTCCATTTTTATCATAGAACAATCCACCTTTCTTTAACACTTGACTACCTGTAGAGAATGTATCATTAAGTTCTGTTCTTTTTTGTTTTAACTCAACAATGTTTGCTGTTTCATTAAACTCATTCTCAAATACAGATGGTGTATTGTTTTCAGAGAAAGCACCAATACGTTGATTCTCTACACCAAAGTATGTACTCTCTTGTGAAGGATTGTTCACTTTGTTATATAGTTCAGCCAATGTAGATAATGGTCCACCAACATCTAATGTTTTACCAGAGATGCTCATCAAATCATTATTACTTCCAAAGTAACCATATATACTTTCTACTTGTTTAGCAAACTTAAGTTTATCGTTTTCTTTTAACTTAACATATGTATCATAATCAAACGTAACACCAATAGCATTTAACATTGCTATCATTGGTTTAGGTTTTCTTATAGGCATAGCCTTAAGTGCATCTTGATCTATTACATATTTATTGTTTGTATATTTAACAATAGTTCCATCTCCTTTAGCTAAAGTTTGAATGTTTGTCATCCATTCTTTTTCTGTTTGTTGAGTAGCTGTAAATAAATTAGCAGCTCCTGTGTGAACACTATCAGCAGATTTATATTGTATTAATGCATTTGGTTTTTGTCTAGCAAATGTTTGTATGAAATCAATAAACAATCTCCAGTCATTATCATTGAACTTACTAAATGGAACCACTTTATCTTTACCACCCACCTTTTGGAATACACTAACATAATTAGCATCATCTTGTGCTAGGTTGAATAATTTATTTGTGAATGCACCAACACTAGATGTATTAGAAAGTTTATCTAATAATGTAGCAAACACTCTACTGAAGTTCATAAGTTTATATCCTTCAATCTCATTACCATCAATAACCATTTTAGAAAGCTTAGACTGAAGAGGAGTGCTTAATGTAATGGCACTTTCTTGATTAGTAGCTTCTCTTTCAATTAATGTGGAACATAAAAACTTAACAGCAGGTGAAGCATTCTTCTTAGTATCTAACTTAAATGGTTCAGGAGCATAGTCATTTTTATTTGCTTCTTCATCATTAATGTTTTGTACTTCTTCATCATTGAAGTTGATACCTCTTGTACGCAATTGATCTCTTACTTGTTGTTTAAGATCTTCAAATGTTTTATCACTTAGTAATTGTCTTCTTCCTTCTTCAATAAGCATATCCTCAATCTTACCAAACATTTCTGTTCCAGTGATTCTTTCAGGATTAAATAAAAGACTCTTATCTCCTTCTCTAAATAATATACCAGCAGCTCTTGCTGTCATATCTTGTACAAAGTTATTAGCTTGTTGTGCAGATAGTTGTGACACTCTACTATATTCAGAGAATGGATTAATTGATTCTTCAGATAATGTTCTTTCTTTGAACTTACCTTCATTAATTGATTTGAATAAACTTTCTTTTAAAGATGGTTTAGATACAAATGATTTGAAGAAGTCCATTATTCTTTTGAATAAATTACGAACTCTTTCTCCTAATGATCTAGCAGGTAATTTACCTTTTCTATAATCAGAGAAGTCATCAGCTATTCTTTCTTTAGCTTGTAGATCTGTAGCATCTGCATAGTTTATCTTCTTACCAGAAGCTCTATCTGTGAATGTACCAGACTTAGATTTAAACTCATCTAGTAAAGCTTGTTGTTCTTCTTGAGACAACATACCTTTATATATACCTTCAAATATCTCATGATATTCTGTAGCTCTTAATCCACCTCTAACAAACTTAGCTATACCATTTTCAAATACACCCCAAGCTTTCTCTCCATCATATGTATCAATAAGATCTTCTAACACTTCAAAAGGAATGTTAGGAACATTTTCTGCATGCCATTCTTTGAACAATTCTAGTTCAGCCTCTGTCATTCTTTCATTCTCATTAAGTCCCACCTTTCTGAAATCACCACCTGGTTTCTTCTGAACAGGAGTGGTAGGTTTTTCTACAGGAGTTTCTAATGCAGCTTGTTCTGCATTATTTTGAGCAAGTTTTATACCATCTAAAAATGCCTTGTCTATTATTTCATTAGTAGTATGGGTAAAATTACTATAATTTAAAAGTAATGCAGCTTGATTTGGATTTTGTTTAAATGATTCTACAACTAAATCTTTCATTAATTGTAAATTATCAAATCCTTTAGTTACTGCTTTACCTCTTATCTTAGTTCCATAACCACCTGCTTTTACATATTTATCATATGTAACTTGATCAAAACTTCCAGATTTTAAAGTTTGATAAGCATGTTCTACACTTCCATATTCTTTATCTTGATAAATAAATTTACGTGGGGCCAAATTAGATAATACTTTAGTATTAGTAGAACTCTCAGGACTACCCCAATAAATATTAATAACTGGTTTATCAGTTGTCTTTTCTTCAGCTACTGGAGCTACTTGTGTAGGAGCTTCTGATTTTAATTTATTTAACTCTGCTGAAATTCTAAGAGCTAAATAATCTGTAATATATTTCTCTTCTTCTTCTAAAGGAATAGAAGCATCAAATCTATTAGCTGCTTTTAGTGCTCCTTTAATCTTTTCAAATGTAGGTTTATCTTCAAGAAGTTTTGCAGTTGTTTCATTGCTCTCAACCTCTACATTAAAATTACCTTCAGCATCTTCTTCTGCTGTAAATTGTACATCACCATTTTGAAGAGGGAATGTATTTGGTGTTTTATTACCAATTACATAGTTTCCTAATTGATAAACATTTGTTCCAGCAGGAGCTTCTTCTTTAGCTTTCTGTACAGGTGTAATCACTTGTACATTGAAGTTATCTGGTTCTGCTATTGTAGAATATCTTTGTTTAAAAGAATAAGGTTTTGCTGGAGTAGGCTTAGCTATAGATGTAGACAAAGGAGTATCACCCATAGGTCTAGCTTGACCACTAGGATATTTATTAGATAATAAGAATGTTTGGTAGTTTGCCCATTTACTAGATACAAACTCACCAGCTTGATTAATGTACCACTCCTCAAATGGAGCTTGTGCAAAATCAGTTAATGTTTTATTATTAAGACTGATATATGCTTTCTCAGTTAAGTGTTCTTTTATTTCTGCTTCATATTGAGTTATATCTGATAATGGGTAACTGTTATTACCAAGTTTTAAACTCATTGATTCAGTATCAATACGTATTTGATTAGGAGAAGTTGTCTCATCTTTTGACTTCCAATATAATACATTCTGTAAGAATGTTGTAAACTGTCTGTTTAATGTTACTCTTTGTCCTGTGGTAGCTTGTTCTACAGCAGCATCAGCAAGTCTTTTAATCACTTCATATACACCAGCTGCTTCTCTATCATTAAACATTCTATTGTTTAAGAATGAAATATTATCTCCGTATTGTAATAAAGGAACTCCAACAGGTGTTTTTTGTATCTCACCTTGACTATTAACAATAGTTCCTGTTGTAGGAATAACAATTAAGTTTGCTTGGTTAGTAATAAGAGATTCATCAATTAATATACCACCAACATGATTCTTTTCTTTAAGACCATTAGCATCTCTTAATTCAATAGGAAGTCCTTTTGATACAGAGAATTCAAATGTAGGAAACTCTGTAGCTCCAGCTTCAAATAATGATTTTCTATATTCACCCCAAGCTCTTGAGTAAGCCTCAGCTTCAGCTTTTTGTTCTTGTCTATATCTAGGTTGTCCTGATCTATTAAATAAAGATGTTGTACGCATTGTTTGGAATATAATCTTATTAAGATCAGTTCCTGCTTCACCCACTTTACCAATTCTATTTCCGTTTTTATCTACAAAGAATAAACCATCTACATCTTGTTCCACAAATACTTGTGCAACCCATCCAGAATTAATATTATTAACTTCTTCAATAGAATCAATACTAGTAGAAGGATCTTTCTCATAAGACATCTGAACTATTCCATCAAGTTGTAATCCTTCAGCTTGTTTAGATGTAATTAATATAGATCTTAGTTTAGATCTATTAGACATACCTGCAACATTATTTAAAAACTCTCTTGAGTTTGTAATAAATGGAGCAACTGCTACTGTAGGATTATCTTCTTCTGATGCTGATGAACTAGAAAGAAATAATATTGAAGCATCTGGAAGACGTGATTCTTTAATAGTCTCTGCCGCTTCTGAACTCACTGAAGCAATAGTTCCTGAATTATGTTCAAGATCTGTTTGTTCTCTAGCTATGTCTTCTTTATTCTTTTGTAACTTCTCTTGGTTTGTTTCAAGTCTTTTGTATCCTCTAAGTCTTTTAGGATCGATGTTTAATATATCTCCATTAACATCCTCCACCTTCACTGTACCATCATCATTCAATCCTAACACTTTCACCTTAGATAGGTTAGTGTTCTCATCAGTTAAGTCTTTAGATTCCTCTACAGCTTCTTTTCTTGTCTTATGAAAAGACACAGTTCCATCAGGAGATGTTACTTGATATCTATCATCAGCAATCTTTTTGATAGAAGCTTTCTTTGTAGCTCTCACCTCATACTCTCTACCAACTTCTAATTTTTCTTTTTCTTTATCTTCATTAACAAACGAAGGTTGTGCTGTTCCTTTATTTAAATCTTCTAAAGAAACTTCTTCATTAGCAATATCTTCTGCTTGTTTAAAATATTTATTAAACCCTTCTTCTGTAGAAAGATAATCAAACTTGTCAGCAGCTCCTTTTTTTCTAGCTTCTATTTTATTTAAGTCTTCAGCATAAGTTGTAAGTCCTGATGTTTCATCTATTCTTAAAGTGTTAGGTTGAGAAAAATCCTGATTAACTAATTCAAAATTAATTAACTCATTGAATAACTTAGGATCAATATTTTTAGAATTTAAAGCAATACTTATCTTCTCAGATAGAGTTCTAAGTTTTTTAATCTCATCACGTTTAGCTGTTCTCTCAGCAGGAGATAAATTAGCAAGAGATTCACTTAATTGATTTGCTTTTTGTTCATAAGACTCACTCAATTCTTTTAATCCATTCTCACTACTTGTTAATGTTAATAGATCATTTGTAAGAAGTGGATTTACTTGTGATATAGATGTTTGTATTTCTGCTATCCTATCAGCAGAATCTTGTTGAACATAAGAGAAGTTTGCAAGATCTGTTTTCCAGTTCTCAAACATACCATACTTCAAAGCTTCAACTCTTTGATCAGCTGTCTTAGGATCTATTATTCTATTGTAAGGATTATTAAAAGTTGAATTGATAGATGTTGATACATCATTAATGTTGTTAGCTTTATCTATTAAAGCATTAACATATTCATTCACAGTGCTTTTGTTTGAACTACTGAAGTCCATACCAAATGTTTTCTCAAACTCTGCTTTAGGAAGATCTTTCAACATGTTCAATTGTTCTATTGTAACATCATGCATTCCAATTGGAATTCTTGAGTTTACAAATCCAAAGAACATATCAGATTTTAAGTTTTTATATTTAAAAATGTTTCCAGAATTAACAGCATCATTCATCTGTTTTCCTATCTCAACACCTCTTGATGTATCTTCATACTTATTAGAAAGTACACCTGTCATTCCATATTGATTCAATAGGTTAAGTGTAGTGTTAAGTCTTTGAGTATCTGCTTTTGATTTACCTGTAACTCTATCTGCAATAGGTCCAGTGATAGCAGCTGTAATACCACCAATCACCATACTCTCTATTCCTGCAGAAGAACCAAACTGTTCAGCCAGTCCTTTAGTAGTAGAAGTCATTGCTTCTTTAACAAAATCCCAACTCTCTTTATTCTTATATTTTCTAGTGTAATAATCTTCTACACCTATTTGTGTAGCAAACTGTCCACCCTCTTCATACACCCCTTCTGTAAAAACATTAATTGCTTTTGGTTTTACAAACTCCCAAGCTTTACCAGAAAATGTTTCTGGAACTTTTCTTTCAAATGTATCAAGAGTTCCTTCTTTAAGACCCACTTTACCTGCACTACCAAAATCTTTTAATGCAGAAGATGTAATTCCTTTTTGTGCTCCTGTAAATGATTTAAATACATTATCAAACTGTACAGCATTAGACACAGTTAAAAGAGCCATGTTAATACCAAATCTAGTATTCATAGCATCTGTAGCATATTCTTCTATTTGTGTAATAGCTTCTGGCGAAGGTTCTTCACCAAAGTTATCTAACCTGTATTGCTCTGTAAGTTGTTCTTTTATTGTTCTATATGATTCTCTTGATTCAATAGCTGCTTCAGTTCTAGCAGATCCATATACAGACATTCCATATCTAAATCCATTACTTAATTTTGTAGCAGCAGCAAGCTGACCAAGTCTTTCAATGTTCATTAATGTTTGCTCAGATTTACCAGCAGCTCTTGCAAGATCTAGCACTTTATCAACCTTATTGGTACCTGCAAATAACTTATTCAAATATAAAGAAGCTTTACCAAGTTGTACACCAACTAATGGAATAGCTCCAATTCCTTCTGTAGCAGCACCTATTATAGCATCTTGAACAATAGCACCTGAAATTGCCCCCACCATAAATCCTGAATTCTTTAGAATTTTATCTCCCCAGAAGTTTGCTGATCCATAAGTAAAAGGAATAGCTGTAGCAAGTCCTCTTGATTTTTCATAGTTTGTTACATAGTTTGGAAAGTAGTTTTCTACATTCTTCATCCATGTATCAATAGAAGATTCATATCCATTAGGATTTGAAAGGTCTGCAAGATCAAGATTTTTAAGAGCTTTAGCTGTATTAGGAATTGTAGCAAACGATTGCCCAAATGAACCTAATGCAAGTGCTCCCATTTTAATAAGACCATTTCCTAATTGTTCTAATCCAGATTGTTGTAATCCATATACGTTTTCAAGATTAATACCTCTTTCATATAATGGATAACGTTGATTTTCAAGAAGTTCACTTTTAGAGACTACACTAAAAGGAGAATTAACATTCATAGGCATGGATGCTCCTTTAAAAGTTCTAGCCTGATCAGCAGTAATACCTTCAAAAGGTTTATCAAACTGACCAGGAATATCCAATCCTATTGTAGAATCTATTTCTCTAAATGCTTCTCCAGAAGAACTAATGTCAACATCTGGTCCACTATATTCTCTATTAGATTGATTACCTAAAAGCTCATTATCAAAAATTGGCATAATTTATTTGAATAAAGTTTCTATTGTTTTTTGACCTGTCTGACTTAAAAGAATTTGTAAATTAGTAGCATTCACATATCCTCCTGAATTCAACACTTCATCTTTCCATTCTTTACGATTATTATAATAATAAAGTCTAGCTTGGAAAACATCTGTATCTGCATTTCCAGTATTATCAGGAGATCCTTCTATATCCATTCTAACTCTAGGAGCTATTTTTGTATTATTAAATCCAGGAAGTAACGGACTGTATCCTGTATATCTAGCTGTAGCACCATCTGGTATACTTGCTTTATTTGTTGTTTTATTTTTATTAGATTGTACAGAATAAATAACATCTGACATTGGATTAACATAAGAATAATCTGGTGCCCAATTTCTAAACTCTGTAGCAGTTAAAGGAATCTTTTGAACAGCCTCTCCACCTGTAATTACTAATGTAGCACTTCCATCATTATTTTTAATATATGTATGTCCAGGGGTTTTACCATCTGCTTTCATTGTTGCAATAGTTGCAGGATTAAAATCATTAGGTTTTTCTGAATTTAATGCTCCACGATCATTATAATCTTTTGTCTTTAGTCCTATAATTTGATCAACAACATTCATGTCTCTCTTATTATCAGGATTCAATTGAATATTCATTTGTTGAAACTCAGGACTAAGATCATATATAGTTTTAGATTCTGCTTCTTTTTGTTGTCTTACTAATTCTCTAACTTGTTGAGTTGTATTTTTTCTATTAACTTGCATTTGATTTACAATTAATTTTTCACCTTGAGATAATTTTTCATTATTGTAAGATTTATATAAAGCTAATGCAAGAGGATAATTTTTTGTTCCCTTGTATTCTTTTAATACATTAGGTGACATATAAACATCATCTGGTGAAGGTCCCATACTTGTAATTCTACCTTTGTTTCTAATAATAAATTTACTAGAAACATCTTGAAAATCAAATAAATCTTTTGCAGAATATAGTTTTTCTCCAAGTTTTATACCAGGTTGTTTATTTATAACATCTTCTGATTCTTTTCTGAAATCAGCACCTGCTATATTTGCAGCATTTTTTTTATTTAATAATTTATATTGTTTATTATCTAAATTATCCATTTGTTCTAATAGCTGTCTCTGTCTATTGTCTGTTATGTTATAAGGATTACGTCTATATGTTTCATACAGTGTATTAGCAGAAGCTACAGCATCTTTTTTCTCTTGTGGTGTTTTAGCATTAGGATTTAAAAGAAGAGCAAGTTTATTTGTTGTTTGAGTTAAACCTACAGCTACAAGATCTATATCTTTTTCTAAATCATCTATTCCATATTTAGTAAAATCTGTTGATATTTTTTCAGTAGATACAATTGGTTGTAATGTAACATCTTCTTTTCTTTTTCTTGCAGCTTCTTCATCTTTTCTTAAATCATCTTTTACCTCAAGTTTAAATTTTGCTTGCCATTCTTTTTCTCTTTGTCTTTCTTTCTGTATATCAAACTCAAACTTTTTCTGTTCTAACATCGCCTGTTTTCCAGGATTGGCTTTATACTCTATAGACTTACTTTCATTAGAAAGATCTCTAGCAAGATTGGTTAAATATGTTTGTGTATAGATTTTATATTTGTAAGCAGTTGATTCAGCTTCTGTATCAACACCAGCCATATCTTCATTCATTTGCTTATCAAATCCTCCTTCATAAACTAACTCTTTTGCTTTAGTTATTTGATTTTGAAGAGATGTTTTTTCTTCTGGAGTGTAATCTCCTGTTGCTAGTTTTACAGTGGCATCAACAATAGCATCAGAATATATTTTTTTCTTCTCATTATATGTTTTAATGATATCATTCTGAAATGTGATAGGAGTAGATCCTCTGTAATGATATTGTGCTGTAATATTTAATTGTCTTTTATCTCCTTCATCAAGACCATCATAAAAGTTATTTAATATTTTTTCTGCTCCTATACCTTTTATCTTTGTAGTGAGCATCACCATATCATACTTACGAGTTCCTCCTTTAGAACCATCTGATGATCGAGTTCCATCAGGATTAAAATATACATCTCTTCCAGCATTATCTCTTATCCAAGGATTGTCAGTGGAAACATCAAATCCAGCTTTTTGTAAATCTCCAGCAAGACCTCTAAGTTTCTTGTCTACATCTTTATACTCAATGTATTGACCATTGAAAATTTCTCCAGGTTTTGTTGATTCTGAATACCTATTAACTTCACTGTTAAACCACCATTCATTCTCTGGAGAAGACTTACCTTCTTGTATAGCTTTCTCTTTTCTAGCTTGTTGTTTTCTAAGATATGCAGTGGAAGATATAGCATTCTGTACATTAGGATCTCTAGCTATTTGACTAGTCATTCCATTTACTGAATTAACTAATTGAAAATTAGAGAAGTCACCAGCAGCAACTGTTCTAAGATCATTACCAAGTTGATTAAGTTTAGATTGCAGATATGCTTTATCCACATCATTGTGAACATCTAATCCTGCAACATTATCAATGTTAGTTTGTATTTTCTGTATTCCCTCATCGTACTTTTGTTGTTTGTACATACCAACTTCAACCATTGCCTCAAGAGGTAATTGTTTCACGTAGGGATTAAACTTAGGGACTGTGTCTGTGTATGAAGCCATAATTAAGCAAATGTAATATGAATTATTAGAACTACCAAAATTAATAATCAATTCTGGTAATTCTTTATAATTAGATTAGTTATAAATTTTTGTATGCTTTAACAACTGAACTGTTCTTAGCATTTTTAGAAATAGATTTTCCACTTTTTCCAATCGGTGTTGTTGTATCTGCTATTGAATCATCTGCTTCTGTAGCATTAGGATCGTATTGTTGTAATTGATAACCTGTTATTTTACCATCAGGACCATATATAGGAACTTGAGACAATGTTGCTTTACTACCATATATCTGTGGAATGTTTGGTTGATACCAAGGACCTTGTGTATGTATTTTACCAGAAGGGTCATATCCAAATTTAGGAAATAGATTTCTTCTAACTCTATATTCTTGATTACGAGCATCATGTTGTAAGTATTTATCTGCAATAGAACCTACAGCTTCTTGCTGAGTTTCCTTTGTAATAGATTTTGCTTTCTGTTGTTTATCTCTTTGATCAGCTAATAGTTGTAAGTTTATAGCTTTTGCTTGATTTATCTTACCTCTATTACCACCAAAGATTTGTTGTTCAATAGCTTGGTTAGTTCTAAACTCTTCTGCTTTAACTGATTGATTTGCTTTATATTTATTAGCAAGTAAATCAGATAATGCAGCAGGGTTATTTCCAAGTTGTCTTTCTACATCTCTAAAATCTGCAGTGTTTTGATTCATTGCATCTTCATAACTCATACGATATACAGGATCTAGTTCTGGAAAGTATTGTTGAGCTTGTACAGGTTCATATTGATTCTGAGCCATAGACATATATTCTTTAGCAAACTGACGTTGATCAATACCTGGTAGTTGATCTCTTTCAAATAATGGAGAAATCATACCATAAATATCTGCTAACTTATTTCCTTTATAAGGAAGTGGAGTAGTTTTTAGAATTTCTTTTTCTTTCTTTACCTCTTCTTTTAAAGGAGTAGTCATACCAGGAGCTGTATATTTAATAGCTGCTTCTGAAACATAATGAACAGGACCTATTTGCCCATTTTTAGATTGTTCTTTTAACGCAGCAATTTGTTCTTCCTCTGTGTTGTACTTAGAAAGAAACTTTCTAATTTTATCTCCTGTAGGACCTTTTACTGTTTTAGAATACTCCAACATCTTTTTAGCTCTTTCTTTATCATCATAAGCTTCATCCACTACAGGAGTCCAATTAAGATCATAAAGTTCTTGTGTAGCCCAGTTTGGATTACCTTCCGAATTACCAACTTTAGAATAATCCCATTTATCACCTCTTCCTTTTATAACTTTACTATTCTGAGCTTTACTTAATAATGCTCCAGACTTAGCATATGGATTTTCTAATTCAGCATCTTTAGTAATAGGATCATAATCACGCACTTCATTTCCTTTACCTAATTCTTCAGCACTAAGATTATATCCTGCAGCATATGATTTTTCTTTCTTAACATCTTGTGTAGCATCTTGTAGGTTAGCTAGTTTCATTGTGCTATCAGCAAAGTTTTTAAGAGTTGTATTACCACCAGTTTTCATCATCTCTGCAGTATTTAATGTAAGTTTTCCCCATTTAGTATTATCAGCATCATTAGCTAATTCTGAAGCTTTGGTTATAGTGCTCTGTGCTTTGTTTTGTCCTTTAGCAAAATCAGCTATTATTTTTTTATATGTTCTACCATCATTCTTAGTAGCTAACTTAATAAGATCTTCATCTCCAGTAGCTTCTGCTATCTTTTTAGTAAATGGGATATTACCAAATACAACAGCAGATGTTTCTGGTTGTCCTGTTTGAGGATTTATATTACCACCATCAGCCATTTCAATTACAGGTTCTCTTGTTTCAGCTTCTATATCTGCTTCCATGTTTGCACCATTTGCAGCATATCCATATCCATTCTGTGCTTCATCTCCATAACTAATACCTACACCACCATTTGGATGTGTAGCTCCACTAATCATTGCTGTTCTACCAGAACCTGGTAAGTAAGGATTGTAAGATATATCTTCTACTCCTCCACCCCAATGGCTTTGAAGTTTACCACCTAATGCAAATGTTTCCATAGCTCTATTACTAGGAGGTGTATATTCTTTTAAATGTCCACCAGCTCTAAATTTATGTGCATAGTCAGCAAAGTCTTTAGCATTATGATCACCAAACATAGCGATCACTTGTGGATTATATTCAGGGTTCATGTATCCACCTTCTTCATATGTAGGAAGATCCACACCATTTTGACCAACACCCATATTTGATAAACCACCTGTTATATCTCCTGCCATGGCTAATCTATTACCAAATTGAAAATTTGAATTAATTATAGCATCTTGGGTTTTTTGTTTTTCATCTTCTGTATCAAGAGCTCCTCCAATTGCACCCCCAAAAAACTCACCAGCAGGCCCAAAAAAAGAACCAATGTTACTACCTATTTTACTACCTGCATCAGGTTTAGGTCCAAAAGAACTAAGCATACTTTTTTGTCCCATATTACCCATAAATCCTTTAGAAGAATCTCCACCAAATGTATCAGTTGCTTGTCCAAACCAATTTCCAAATCCTCCACCACCTTGAAATGCTTTAACTTGATTTGAATCATATAATGGTTCATATCCAAGATCATCAAATAATGTATGTTTAGGAGCATATGTGTTTTGTATTTCTGTTGGATTACCTCCAATCAACGATCCATTCTGACCTGTTAATATATCAGATCCTCTTCCTGGTTGAGTATATAATTCACTAGTGTTAACAATAGCTCTTCTATCATCTGGTCTGTTATGTTGACGTGGTTGTTTAGGTGTATAAGCAGTTGATATTTCAGCATCTTTTAATACATTAGAAGCACCAGCCCATGCTGCTTTATTTTCTGTTAAAGCTTGTTGTTGACCAAATTCCATAGCTCCTTCCCCTATTCCAGAAAGAGCACCTGTTATCCCTGATATATCAAATGGTTGTTTTGTAGTGGTAGTGGTAGTACTAGGTCCTCCTTTAAATGCATAACCATCATACATACCTCCTGCATTTTCAACTTGACTATCATTTAATGATATAGTTCCAGGAGTATATCCTTCTTGTGGAATTCCAGGTTGATTAAACATACTTCCTCCCCATGTTTGTCCACCTTGTGATTTATCAATCGCACTAGATGTTTGAGCTTTCTTAAAAGCTTTACCATGTTGTTTCATGAATGCTTCCTCTGAAGGGTATTTCTTGTAGAAGGATTTAAGATCCTTTTCTTTAGCTATTTTTAAAATTAAATCTTTAGTCATTTTCTTGAATTATTAGTTTACAAAAATACATTAAATCTTCTATTGACATATCACTTTTCATAACATTAACAATGTTACATACTAGTTGAATATTATCTTTTGTATACCCTAATGCTGGGTTTACTTTATCTATACTTAAATTAGTTTTTAATTTACCTTCTAGTATAGTATGTGTCATTTTAATTTTGGTTATTGCACATAAACCATTTTGAATGTTCCATAAATCTTTTAAATATTCTAGAGTTAATTCAAACTCTATACCTTTTTTAATTGATCTACTCCTTGCTCCATGAAATCTATCTTTAATAAAAAGATCTAAATCATCTTTTTTAATTAATCTATTAACTCTAGTTGGATCTTTTTCTAAACACTTTTTACATCTATGTTGAAATCCTGTATCAGAATCATTTCTTTTATGAAAATTTTCTTTAGTTAATGGTAGTGTAATGTTACAAGTAGAGCAAGTCCAAAGATTATCTTCTAAATATTTTTGTTTCTTTAAAGCATTTATATCTTTTGTTTTAGTTGCACAAACTTTACACTTTCCAAAATAACCATCCTTATTACTTGGATTCTTCCAAAAATTATTAATAGATAATTCTTTTTTACACAATTTACAAACTTTAAATTCTATCATGATTCTCAATAATTATCTAACCATCCACCGATAGTTGGTTTATTATAATTTGTAAAGTTAGTCAATTGATCTAAGTTCTGCAAACCTTTTTGTTCTTGTCTTAATCCATTCTGAGCCATAGGATATTCAGTAACCTTCTTACCCTTAAACTTATAATTCTTTCCTGGCTTCATTAGTTTTGTATCTCCTGTATCTGATATACCAAGGACATCATAAGGAACTCCTTGCATTGTTATTTCATTAGAACCTATTTCTGTTATCTTTCCTGGATGATCCCATTGTCCTCTATCATCTTTAATAACTTCTTCATCATCATATTTAGATAACCAAGATCCATTCTTACTAATACTCTTAGGTTTGAAATCTAATCCATTCTGATAGTATTGCATCTCTTTACCATTCTGTGCACTAGCCATTGTTTTCTTTGCATAAGGACCATTACTAGGAGCAGCTCCTTGTGTACGTGCATATGAGAAACCTACAGCTCCTGGAATAGAACCACCCATTGCAAATTGTTCTTGAGGGAACATTATGTTTTCTCCTTTCTCAACTGCTGGATGTCTAGTTTCATTCTCCCACTTATCAGCTTCTTGCCATGTTTTAAATGGACCACCTAAATGTTCACCAGTTTTTCTAAATTCTTCCATTGGATCATCTAATGGTTTACCATATTTAAAACTAGGAATCAAATAAGCTGGTTCTCCATTCTCTCCACCTATAGACATAGCTCTTTCACTACTAGGAGTATTATAAGGAATAACATATCCTTCTGGTAACTTCTCACTAGTTGGTTGTAGAAAAGTTAATTCTTTTCCTTCTTGTGCTTGAGGAACATAGTTAACTGGATAGACAAATCCACCCATTTGAAATTGTCCACCCCACGCAGGAGAATAGTTTCTTCCTTTCATAGAATATCCTTCTCCTTCATATCCTTCAGGAACAGATGTTTCTGAATTATTATAATTCTCTTGGTGTTCTTGCATTGTTCCACCATCTTCATAACTATCTAACCAACCACCATTCTTCATGTTGTTAGAATTATCTCTACCACATTCATGACATATGTACATATCTTTCTTACTAGAATCAGATTTGTTCCAGCTCCATCCACATGTGCATTTTACTTTACCACTCATTACTTGTAACTTATTTGTGCAGGTGCTGTTATGAATTGGGACACTAGATGCGTTCTTGCAGAGTTATCTAGTATATGTCTTATCTTTAATTCTTTTGCTCTTAGCGTTGCTTTCTTGAAGCTTCTAGGACCATAGTCCATATTAGCTTGGTTCACCACCTTATCAATAGAAAGACTTTCACATGGTGTTCTAAATAATGGAATCTGAGAACTTTTCTCTGCAGCCCAGAATGTATTATACTGATAAAAATTATCACTCTTGGTATAAGTGATAGTTTTGCTTTCAGTATTAAGAATAGGGTATTGCATGTAAGCTTTTAAGTTATGAAGAGGTTTAGCTACAAGTTCTAATACTCCTGAACTTTGTTGTCCATTATATAAGACAGCTTTGTTAAACCATTTATCATTTGTTTCTATTCTAACATTGTCATTAAATACACCATCTGGTATAGGAAGATATTCATATGCCTTAGTGTAGTCTTTTACATTCTGAAGGATTTCATCTTGATATGAATAAGCAAAAGGATATTCAATTATATATGGTTCTATTGTTCCATAGAAATAATTGTATAATTCTATGTTAGTTAGATGTCTCCATAAACATCCAGTTACAGATTGTGTATATTTTATATTCTGATATTCTACTATATTAAAACTTTCTAATGGTATAGTAATAGATACATTACATTTACCTATAGATGTAAGAATGATTATAGTTACATTAACATTCACTACATAACTTATTCCTTGAATTAATGTTTTCTTAGAAACATTATCTGCTATAATATTTCCATATATATCACTAATGTTAAATGGTCCAGCAGATGGTCCAGATTGTACTAACTTTATGGTTATAACTTTTGTCATATTAAGGAATAGTTGTAGTGGTTGTTGTTGTGGTATTTTGATCAATAGGACTAGTTACACAAGTTCCAACTTGAGTTGCAGAACTTATAGATGTTACATTAATAGTATATTCTACTCCTAAATACAATAATACATAAGGTGCAATTTTAATAATTACATATAAACGTCCATCTACATCAGTAACATAAATATCACAATTACATTCAAATATTGATATAGCTTGTACACTTCCAATGTTAATCTCAAGTTCAAGTGCTCCTGTAGAATAATTGTATTGTGATATATAATAATCAGAAGATACTGTGTCTTTATTAATTATAAGTATTTGACCTGTCTGTATATATAGTGGATTACCATAAGCAACTCTATCTGTTTGTAATGTAAATTTAATAGTAGCAGATGCACTTAATGTAGTGATGTCTAATTCTGTAACCTCTTGTTGAGATGGTGTATCATTTATACCAATCAATGTAGTGTTGTTTAAAGCAACTATTCCAGATGATGTAGTAAATCCTCCAGGAAAAGAAATTGTTCTATTAAATGTAGCAGAAAATGGTGCTAGAATAATATCCCATTCTTTTATATCAGTATCAATAGACCAAAGTTTATCAACTGTCATAGCTATACCTAAAGATGTTACATAACCTGGTACATTTAATGGACTAACAACATCAGTTGTTTTATTTAAATAGCTAATAGCATCAGTAGATGATAATAAAATTCCACAGCATTCTGTTATATTTGGTATACTAGTAGTTGTTGTAGTTGTGGTTGCACAATCACAAGCTACTATATCTACAACTACACCTCCTATAATATTATAAACATAGGATAATGGAAGTGGAGTTTGACAAACATACCATCCATCAGGAACAAATGTACAATCATTACTATCACCATAATAAACTATATTACCAAGTGCTAGTTCATCTGATATATTATTAACATATGAATTAAATTTATCTATTGTACTACCATCTGTATTACCTATACTATTAACATAATTAATAGCAGGGATTGCATCACATGCATCTTGGGAACTATTTGTAAATATTACTTCTGGATCTGTTCCTAATGTATATCCTTGTATTAATATAAACACTGTTAAGTTAGAAGGTCTTTGACATATAGTAGTAGTGGGTACTGTAGGCACAGTAATTATTCCAGTTCCATCTAAATCACAATCAGTTATAACACCTCTTCCCATTAATGTACAATCTATTATTGTAGTAGTGGAGGTTGTTGTAATACGAGGATAGGTTGTTGTAGTACTAGTAGTTGGTACTTTAGGATCTAATACTCCAGCAATAACTTGAAAACCACCAGCATCAGCATCATCACAACATCCATTAAGTCCTGAATAAAAGAAATTGTTTTCTCCTATATAGAAATTAGGTATGTAAGTGTGAAAAGAAATCCAACTTCCAGTATTCATATTGTACGACATGGTCCAAGATTTATTACAGAAATAGTCAGGATCTGATAAATAAACTTGTGTTCTTATTACTACTGGTATTTTATTGTCTTCAGCCATTTGTTAATCTTTTATAATGGTAATGTAGTGGTGGTAGTTGTGGTTACTTTATTAAGGTAAATTATTGATTCCACATAAAATTCTTTTGTTATAGGATCATATTTCACATCTTTATCAATAGGAATATAATCTAACTTAGTAATTATAACTCTTTCAAACTTACTGTCATACACTCCATGTAAACCTATTCCAGTATAGTTATTATCTGTATCAACTCCTGGAATAGTAATTGTTTTACCATCTACAGTTTCTTGGTGAGTTGGAAAATATCTAAGTATTTCAAATGCTAAGTGGTCTGTCATAAATCTATTTACACCAGAACCAAATGCTGTGATATCTTTAATACCTTCATTGTTTATTAAGAACACTTGTCCTCTTTTAGCATCCACTGTGATTTGTCCTTGTGGTATTTTTAATAAGAACTTATTCTGACTACCTACATATCCAAGATCTGTTTCAGCAAAATCAATAGGAGGAGTTTCTCCAAACAATTGTGTTCCACCTAAATAAGCAGATTTTGGATTACTTGAATTCATTACTAACAACTTATTATATAGTAATGATTTGTTTTCAAATCTAGCTAGAATAGCTTTATTCTGAATACCATCTAACGATATAAGATTTCCATAGTTTTGAGGAAAATCAAATAATGCCAATGGGGCATATGATAACCAATTATTCACTCTTACATCAGCATTCTGTTCTTGTGAATCAGAATAGATTGCTCTAAATGGATAGTGTGTAAAACATAATTGACTAGTCCAATCTGCTGGTAAATGTGAAAAGGAATTTTCTTTATTCTGTTTAGAGAATGTTGGATTATAATAATATGTATTATCATAAGCAATTGATGTAAACTCTTCTTGTAACCAATCATCAGGTATTCCTGATGATACATGTGGCCAGTAGTTTCCTTCTCTATCATTAAATGCTTGACGAAGATCTACATTATAGTTAGACTCACAATAGAAGTTAGGTATTCCATAAGCAAATAAATAAAAGTATCCATCATAGAATGTTCTAAGTGTACCACTTATAGGTGATGCACTTGGAGGTATAGTTGGAGGTGGAGTAGACGCAGGATCATTATAACAATCAAAATTATGTGCTTTAATTGATATAATATTTATCATATCATGATAAGTTGATAATATAGATCTAGCAGAATGCCAGAATTTTGGATAACCAACATTACCAATCTCATCATAAAATATATCACTATCATCTAATCCATTCACTCTATTATCTAAAAAGAATGGAAGTTTTGTTTTGTATGCAAATTTGTTTATAAATGTATCTCCTCCAAATACTACATCAGTAGAATTGGAACTAATATTAAACATTCTTTGAAATCCTGTATCAATTGTTTCATAAGAATATATCTGTCCCCATTGATTTAAAAATATATTTTTTAATGAAGCATAATAAGATACCACTTTAATATCTTGTTCCTTCTCAGGAATATTACAATAGTTCCCTGCTGGATTATCTACAGTGGCAGTACAGTAATTAGGTCCTCCAATAATAAATCTTGACATTTCTGATATTAAAGAATCACCATTAGAATCTAAAAGACTTGCTGTTTTATTAGGAAATGGAAGAGGTTCAACAATAATACTATCTCTTTCTTCTATTGTTTTTGTATAAACAGATGATTCTCTTTGATAATTATTAATGTTTTTAACATCACCAATATTTTGAACACCAGGTATTAGATATGATTTTAAATCAAGTTGTCTTTGTTTGATACCAATTACACCATCTGATGTAATATTATTTCCTATCTCTGAAGAATAATCATAACTAGCTGTAGAGTTAAATGATTGAGCATAATTCTTTCTAGTGATACCATTTATATAAATAGTTAGATATGCTTGATAAGCTGTAAATACAGCTGTTATATCATCACTAGCAATATCAAATGATGCCTGTAATGCATCTTGTTGAGCTTCTTTAGAAATAAGTCTATATTTTGCATTTCCTCTAACTGGAACAAAATGTGCTACTCCTCCACCAAACATAACACTTTCTAATTTAAGAATGTCTCCTAAGAATGGTTGTGAAAAAGATGTATCAGGAGAATTAAATACTTGTCTATATCTAGCCTCTTTTGATGTTATGGCTGGTAAAGGTATTGATGCTCCACATACATTATTTAATGGAGATCTTCTACTCCAAAGTTCACATGAGCCAATACTATATCCTGGTAACTGACCTAGTTCTAAATTCTCAACAGGATAAATTGGTGCTATTGTAGAATCATTCTTAGCACTTCCAGCATAATTACCACCAACCTCTTCGTAATAAGGAAATGTTCCAACAGTTAGCCAATTGACAGGAACTTGACCATTAGGACATGTAATATAACAAACAGCACAAAACCCACAACCATCACAGACTATTCCGTAATTTTTAGTTCTTAATGGAGCATTATCTTGTGTCCATTGAGTCTCTTGTTTCAGATACACTCCAGAACTCCGAGCATATGCATTCACTCTAACAGCATCATAATTACCAGGACCTATCCATGCAGTACCAGTTATAAACTTTGGTCTTGTTAAAGAACAAAATTCATAATTCTTACCAGCAACCATAGGTACACAACTTACTAATTTACCACTAATTGGATCTGTAAATTCATATGTACCTGTTGTTATACATTGAACAATCCAAACTTCTGATTGACCTAATACAGTGTATGAATTAGAAGATGCATTTATAAAAGGATCTGCATTAAGATCGTTATATGGATAGTTTGGATAGTAAAGAGTTTGATCTTGTCTTTGATAAGTTGCTACATTACGAAGCATTCCTTTAGCAACAATAGATCTATTTGTACTTCTATTACCTCTTACAATTTTGAATCCAGCAATGTTATCTTTTTGATCTTGTGTAAGAGATGTTGATGTTTGTATTAATGATCTTACTTGTGCAGAATCAACTTTTACACCAATTGGAAACACTGCATTATTTTGAACTTTTGGTTTGAAATCTGGAGAAAGTGCATATACAGGAGTTTCGAATATAGGACTAACTAATACATCTGGAAACTTATGATGTCTAATTTGTTGACCAGCAAGATCTCCCCATACATCTATGTTACAAGGATAGGTTTCTATAGATTCCCAATAAGCAAACTCACCATACTGATATGGTGTAGCATTTCCAATTGGATTTCCTATAGCTTCTCCTAATACAGTTGCTGTGTTATATATTTTCCAATAGGGACTATATCCAATTCCTGTAATAGTATCAACATAATCAGGCTCACCTATAAAGTCAGCATTAGTATTTGGTACATCTGGATATTGTGAATCATTATAACCAAGCACTCTTCCAGGAATATGAAAACCATCTGTTTGTTTTCCATTCTTTAATAAGAATACAATTTCAAATGCATACACCTCATCACGTAAATATCCACGTAAGTTTGTAGCATTAAATTCATCAGCATAGTTTTCAGTAGAAGGAATTTTATATGTTTCCCACAATAGATCTATTTTAGATGCTATCTCTTGATAGTTTATTCTATCTATGGATGTAAGGTTATCCCATACAAGAACATCTTGTACAGCTGTAACATCTTGTGCAACATCGTAATAAGGATATTTCTCAAATATATCTGATGGAGAAAGATTGATAAGTGTATTATTTTGTCCTGTATATGTTATTGAGTCAACTTGATTTTCAATTGAATATGTACCAACTAATTCTATAGTGGTAATATTATTTACTGTTTTAATTACAGCTACATTATAATATTGAAATAATCCTGTTGTATCTAAATTAGTAATACTCACCTGAATAGATCTACCCACTTTATAATCAAATATAGCAGTGGTTAATTGCGTATCAGCAATTGGTGTAGGATTAGTTACAGAATAGTATGACGTATAAGGATTACCAGATGCATTAGAATATTGAATAGCAAATTGATATGTACCAGCAGTAAGATCTCCACCATTAAATATTTTTATAACATTAAGTTGAGGAATATTAAAATTAGGTTGTATCTTTAATTGATTACAATCTAATTGATCAGTATATGTAGGATTGCAAGGATCTGAATTACTAGTTTCCACATATGGGATATTTTCAATATCTAGATATCTTCTAGGATTAATACCATCTGTCCAATATATCTCTGTAGTACAGTTACTAATCTTGTGTACGGTTTTGTGTATAGGATAATTAATATTGAAGTTAAGACATGCTGCTTCTACTAATGTATGATAGATACAATCATTGTTATCCATATATCCAATCTGACTCATTTCTATATTAGAATTTACTAGAAAGAATATATGTTTATTTTTTTCATTAATAAAATAAGTTCCTATTAAAGAATATCCTAAAGGAAATTGTACACAGAATTCATTACCCTGTTCATTTTGATAATTTACAGAACTAGCATCAAAGTTTTCCAAAGCAGCATTTAATGCATAGGTCAATGCTCCTGGTTTAACTTGGTTCAACGTATTGTCCATGTTTAAACCAATGTTTGCACTATTGAATTCTATTCTTACGTTACCTTGTTCTTGTTTTTGATCAGCCATGCTTATTAATTATTACGTCTTCTACCACCTCTATTTGTGCGGTTAGGAAGTTCATACATATTAAATCTGTTAAGATCATTTTTGATCCTTCTTTGTTTCTCCCAAGGGGTTTGTTTTTTAATCTCAATACTAGCCATAATGAAAGCTTCTTCATATGCTTGTTTGTGATACATCAACTTCTGTTGTAACTGATTAAAAGTTTCATCATTAGTTTGATTGGTAAGAGTTTCAAATATCTTGAATTTAAGGAATGCTTCTACATATTCTCTAATACGATAATTATCAGGAATCAATTGATTTCCTATCTCATCATACTCTGTAGCATAGAATATTAAATGCACTACACCATTTCTGAAATTAGTTACAAACTTATTATCTCGTATATCAAATGAGTCATAACTAGCAGAACCAGGTGTGAATTCATGAACAGGAGGAGCTTCAGCATACATCTCCCAATTGTTTGTATATTCAACTCCACAGTTTTGTCTTACAGAGATGTTTCCAGGCTTAAGTAAATAGTCATGAGTAAATCCTCTAGCTACACTATTATTTGTCTTGTAAACAGCTTGTACTAACACAGGCATACATGTACCATTACAAGCTGGATCTTGACATCCAGGTCTAGTACAAGGAGTTCCTCCAATAGTTAATGGAGCCACTTGAATAGTGGTTGCACTAGCTGCTTGTGAATAGAATGAATTAGCTGACTGATATGGATAACCAGCTACCTCTGTAGTCATCCATGCTTCTCTAACAGCATAAAAGTTATCAGGAAGTCTAGCTTGAAAGTCTTCAATAAACAAGACCTCATCTGTAATTACATAGGTTGTTCTACCTAACTTCTTTAGAGCTTTGTCTAAGTAAGTAGGAAATAAAAGATCATCCACAGCACCTGTATCAAAATAAGATTTTAATTCTTCTTTAACAGTTGAGTAGACAGGTTCTGGGCTAATGAAAGCATATTTATAATAGTACGACATAGGTTATGATTTCCATTGATTATAGATGTGTTGATACTTGTCGCTGGTTTTCAAGTAGTGTGATAATAATCTTGATGTAAGTCTAGAAGGTTTGAAATACCAAAGGTCAGAATTCTTAAATCGTGCTGAGGTTTTAAACCACATCCAACCAAAAAAGTAACCTTCTGTATGATAATTAAAATTGTAAATTATCTTTCCTTTCTCTTTAGTTTTTTGCCAATCAATTGGTAAGTTAACAAACTCTTTTCCATCAGCTTGTTTCATTTTTCTTCTCTTCTTTTTATTAATAGAGAAGTCTCCAAATCCATAAGGAAGCTTTGCTTTCTTACCTGTCTCTAATATATACTCCTTGAAGAATTCATTGTATGTATAGATTATATTTCTCCATTCATCATATGTAAGAGTTATAGATGGGTGTTTTTTACAAAACAAATTATAGTTATCTTTACTAGAAGATCTCCAATCTACAGCTACTCTTGCCATATGTTAATTAGTTGGTTTTGAATTTGGCGCTTGACCATCTATTCCTTCTTGACTTGTATCAGTTTTAATATTAAAATAAGTAGATAAGAGTTTTTGTGATGTAAGTTGTAACACTTGTTGTTCAAGATATCCAGGGAGTGCGAACTCTTTGTCCAAAGGATTCTTACAGATTTCTTCAGTAGTGTATTCTGGAGTTCCACATCCACATTCTGGATACATGATATCATTGTGTACATCTTCTTCAAAGAATGCTACAAATCTAATTGCTTTAAGTAAAGGATTGTTTACATACAGATATCCATTAGATATCCAGAAGTATTCTTCTTTCTTAATGATAGGGAGTTTTAAAAGATTTATATATCTATTGATAGATATTTCTTTTAGTTTTTTTCCTAGACCACTCATAGCATTAATAGAATAAACTCCTTGTATTACATATTGATAATTACCTTCTGATATACGTGGAAGTTTAAATCTAGTTCTAGCTATAGAACAAGGATCTACATAATTGCAACATTCAGAAATAGATACCTCTATCATCTCTAAACAAGGGATGGTGGTAAATAGTGTATCAGTTGCCCATAACTTTCTAAGATTGGTTTCTCTCTTGATTAATAATAAAGAGTTGTTTCTTATTTCGCTAGCTATGGCACGGTCAGTTATAAGAGAATCAGTCGATAATATTTTATGAACTGAACGAACGTCACTAACAAGTTTTCTAAGTGTTGCCATTATATATTATGTTTTTTATTTATTTCAGAAATAATTTGTAAAAAATCTTTGAAATTAATATCATTTTTCATTCTGTTAACTATCCATCTACATAGTACAATATTTCCTTTTATATAGCCTTTAGAAGAATCAAATCTATCTAAAGATACAGAATCTTCATTATTTTCTTTTTCTCTTGTATCAATAAACATTTCTTTATCAGTGTAGTAACATAATCCTTTTTGTATTTCAAATAACTCTTTAATGTATTCTAAGTCTATGCTATGTTCTAAATTTCTTTTTTTAGCATTTTGTTTAGATGACCAAAAAATTACATTTAATCTATGTTTATTTCTTTGTATTGGAGCTAATTCTTTTTTTCTATCTAAAACTTTTCTAGAAGAATTATAATTTGCTCTACAGGATTTACATTGAGATACAAAAGCTCTTCCTAGACTATTTTCTACTCTTTTATTTAAGCTGATAGAATATTCACTATTTGGTTTTACTTCATTACATTTAGTACATTGATATAAATAGTCTAGAGAATTTATCTCTATACTTCTTTCTAATGTTATTTGATTACTTGCCATAATTATATTCTTGTTTCAAATTCGCAAATCTTACCTAGCTTAAGATCATAAACTAGAGCAAGAGCTGCACGCACAGAATGTACGTAATTATTATCTAAGTGCCATCTATCTGTTCCAGATAAGCTAGGCATTTGTTGTATTCTTACACCTTTGACTTCTTTAGCCATGTAGTGATGTTTATCTCCTGTATGTATTTCTCTGTATTTAGCATTACCAAAGAAATGACTATAGTCAGGATGTGTTGCAAATAATAAAGGAAGATCATCTAATTTACAATTTCCATGATGCCATCCAATAAATGTATTTCCTAACACCTTTGCTTTTATTACACTATGTTCTCTTATAAACTCTACATCTACTGAATCTCTAAAATAAACATCTAATGCATGAGCTAAGTAGAAAGACTTAGTTCTATCATGATTACCCTGTACAAGAACAACACTAACATCATTAGCATTCTGCCTTAACATATTGATTGTATCTACAAGAACTGCAAATCCTAATTCATATTCAGAACTATAATCCATTATAGTATCTTGTGGTGTTCCTTGTGTAGTTTGGTTTTGATAGTTATCAGTATGAAAGAAATCATTTGATATAGGTAACACTACAGTGTTTATATTGTAATTAGCTCTCACCTTTGTAATCAAAGATTGAGCCACATTAAAATATCTTAAAGCTCTGTCACCAGGATCATTATCACCATCTACACATCTTTTAGCTAAATGAAAATCAGATATAGATATTTCTACATCTACATGATCTTTAGAATCAGCTTGTGATTTAGTAATTGATATATTGTTTGGTTTGTAGTTTTGTAAAAACTTAGCAAAGTCTTCAGGGGAGTAGTCTTTAGGTTCTTTTCTTTTTGAAAAGATAGAGGAAGTAAACTTCCCATTAGGTAACATCTTAGACCAGTAGTTGGTAATGATGTATTTATCTAAGTTTATCTTGTGTAGCTTAGCTAGTTCAATATCATCTTTAGGATCAAAGTCTGTAACTATGGTACTTTCTATTGTACCTTTTTCAACATTCACCTTTCGTTCTTCTGTATAGTTTCTTCCTAAATTAACAGGATCATCATCTTTTTCTCTGAGCTCTTTGAGAAGCTCATTCACTTCATATTCACTTATTCCTAATCTCTCTGCATAGAATTTTTTACTCTTCTTCTGCGTTAATAACTCTTCTAATTGACATAACAAGCTTTGATTTTCAGACATATGTATTTATATTAGTTAAAAAATATCGTAAAGATAAACAATAGTTTTTATATATTCCAAATAATTTTAATCAAATTAGTTATTATTTATAACTAAAATAGTTATAAAACAAAAACTCCTCAAGAAAAGTCTTGAGGAGAAACCACAGAAAACCAACAAACTATGATTTTTTTATTATTATTAACATGCTCCCTCAACAAGAGTCACTAGAATATCATCAGTAATAAGAATTGTAGTGGCTGCAAATGTATATACTCCATCTGCAATAATAGGTAATTGATCTACTGGGCTGCCATTTTTATAAAGTGTTGCACAATAACCTAATAAACCAGTAATGTTTGAAACAGATATATTAACAGGATTAGTTGTAGCACCATGAGATCCTGTATTAGTTTCACCAGCTAAAATAGGTACAGTAAGAACAGTACTCCAACCAAATGCATATACATCATCTATTGTAACTATGGTTGTATAATTTGCAACTCCTAAAGTTCCATCTAAAGTAGTAGTAGTACTAGTTGTAGTACTAGTTGATGTTGATGTGCTAGTTGTTGTACTTGTACTTGTAGATGTGCTAGTAGATGTAGTTGTACTTGTAGGTGGTAATGTTGTAGATGTACTAGTAGTTGTTGATGTACTAGTACTAGTAGAACTAGTTGTAGTAGTAGTAATTAAATTAATTGTTATATCAATATAATTTGTACATGTTCCTGTAGATACCACTCTAATTATAGTTGTTCCATCAGGAATAGATGATGTTGTATATCCAGCCTCTAGAGTTAATGCAGATATACCTGTTCCAAATGGTATTATATATCCAGTTGCATCTGAATAAAGATCAAATGGACCTGCTATTCCACCAACTGGTATTGTTAAAGTTATTGTTGCTGTCATAATCTATTTATTAAAGAATTATAGTTGTGGTGGTTGTGGTAGTTGTTCCTGATGTTAATGTTATATTAATATAGTTATTACATACTCCTGTAGATAATACTCTTACAATAGTTGTAAAATCAGGTACTAGTGAAGAGGAATATCCTGCAAGCAAAGATGCTTTAGGTACTCCTGATTCAAATGCTGTTACATATCCATCTAGATTTGAATATAGATTGAAGGGGCCTGAATCAGCCCCAGCTACTGTTAATGTTAATAATACTGTCATTAGTTTTAAATTTTATTAGTTATACTGGAATTTCACAATGTGTCATATCTCCACATTCCCAAGCATTTGGTCCGTATAAATATGCATCTGTTGCATTATTAGGCCATGTTATACTTGTTATTGTACCACAATGAATTATTGTAAAACCATCAAAAGGTGCTGTAAATTGTAATACTTCACCAATACTAAATGATGTAGCAGCTTTTGGCATATTGTAATAATTTCCACCAACACAAGCTGTCACTCTATAGTTGATATTTTCTACAGGAGCAGGTGTAGTGGTAGTAGTGGTTGTTGGAGGAGTACCACAACAGTTAGATGTGATTGTTATTGAAGAATCTACTAGTGCTTGTGGAAAATCAGATCTGTACACTACAGGAATAGTTGATACTTGTGCACAAATAGTGGTGTCAATAGCTGCATTATTTGGTCTTTCAACAATCTCCCCACTACAAGAAATATAGCTAATAGTTACAGGAGCTGATTGAGCTATATCAATTGGACCAATTACTACATTCCAATCATAACATCCACAAGCAACAGTTGTAGTTGTTGTTGTTGTTGAACTAGATGTACTAGTTGTGCTAGTTGATGTACTTGTAGTAGTGCTTGTACTAGTGCTTGTACTAGTTGATGTTGTTGTTGATGTTGGTGGTATAGTGGTAGTACTTGTTGTTGTTGATGTTGATGTACTAGTAGATGTACTACTTGTAGTGGTAGTTGTTGGACAACAAATATTAAGTTGATTATTAATATTAATTACATCTTCTGTTATAATCATTACATCTTCAGTGATATTTGTCACTTCTTCTATAAGTGTATTTACACTATTTACAGTAGTACATACAACAGCATCTAACTTAGCTAAAATTGTATTTAAGTCATCACAAGTTTTTATATCTGTACAAGGAAGTGGAGTGCCATCATATATGAAAGCACTCGTTCCTGTTATTGTTGTATTATTTATCTGAGAGCAATTAGCCATTTTTATTTATTTATAATGTTAATCTTGTAATAGACGTAAAGAATATCCATCTTGAATAACTCCTCCAGCTCCGCTTATAGCACTAGTGCCTGCATTACTATAATCTAAACCATAAATATATGAAGATGATGGATCAATTGCAGTAGATGTCCACCAATATGCAACATCATTAATAAATTGAAATACTCCAGTGGTATCACGAAATCCACCTGGAAGTCCTGTAAAGCCGCTACTGTTAGTAGCACCTACATTAGGACTTGTCCAATGCACTGTTCCTGCTTCTTTTAGTGGGCCTCCTGCAACTAAATCTCCTCCTAAAAAAGTAGCTAAATTAATCCAGTCAGTATTAGTTGGAATGTGATAACCTGCAGGAACTAATCCTCGTGGGTCATTCACTGCATACCAGTTATACAACTTACCATATATTGCTCCATTTAATGGGTCATTATTATAATAACACCATGCACCTGTGGTTAAGTTTGCCCATGCTGTTGGGTCAGTTACTTCAGGAATTGGATCACCATTAGCATATTCAGTAACATCTAAATTAGCACATCCCCATAGTTGTGTATCTATAGGTATTGTACAAACACTAGAAGTGGTAGTGGTAGTAGTTGTTGGAGCTAGTGTAGTAGTAGTGGTTGTTGTTGGTACACATGTTGGAAGACTAACTATAATATGATTTACTATTTCTACAACTGTATAAGTTCCACTAAGATTTAATACATAGAATCCATCATTTGTAACACCACGTGTACATCCAGTTGCAAAAGCATAAACAGTATCACCTACACCTGGTGTAGGAGTATCCCAATATGCATTAGTTAGAGAACCTACAGTACAAGTTGTAGCTTGTAAACAAGTTGCTCCTGCACATGCTGCTGTTACATCTGGAAAATATGAAGGTAAATCTGCAGTAGTTCTATGTATTGCATTTATTTGATAAATATGCTCTGTTAAAGGATTACATGTAGTAGAACTAGTTGTAGTGGTTGTTATAGGATTTGGTATTTGATCAGCAATTCCTGTAAATAAACATATCACTGGTGGTTCTGTAGTGGTGGTACTTGTTGTTGGAGGACAAATTCCTTGAATACAATTAGCTCCCACTGATATGGTTACATATGAATCACTGGCTCCACCACAACATCCACAAACACTTACAATTTCACCAGAAGAAATTGATACTAATTCAACAAGGTCATTTGAACAATTTGTATATGAAAAATAATGTGAACTGTCATCTGTATTAGTAAATGTAATACATTCACAAGGAATGAATAATGTTGTTGTTGTGGTTGTTGTTGGACAAGGTCCTTCTGGTGTAATTATAATTGGATCATCAATTGTAAATGGTGCACCACCTAATAAACAAACATAAGTTGTTCCAGGTTCTAATGATAATAATTCTTCTATACCAGTATCACAAGGTGTAATAATTACATCTATTGGATCTAATGAAGGATTAAATAAACTAAGTCCTTCACAAATAGTAGTTGTGGTTGTAGTGGTAGAAGGACAAGGTCCTGTTGGTGTTGCTATAACTGTTCCAGGAAGAACTAAAGGACTATCTGTTTCAACACAAATATTTGTATCTCCTGGTAATAACACAATTGGTTCTTGCATTCCTGTAATACAATCAGTAATGATTATAGCCAATGGTACAGCTCCAATGTTAGTTAATAAGAAACTTTCACAAGGAGCAACGTATATTGTTGTACTGGTACTTGTAGTGGTAGCATTACAACAATTATCTAATTGATTATTTATATTAATAATATCACCATTGATAGTTATTATCTGTGTAGTGATATTATTAACTTGTATATTTAATGTATTAATCTGTATAAGTAAGTTACATATGATTGAATCAATTTTTTGTAATATCACATTAAGTGTATCACATGGCTCAGCTGTTGTACAGGTTAATAAAGGACCATTATATACAATAGTGCTAGAAGCAGTTAAATTTGTTGAACATGGATTGTTACCATTACAACCACTATTGGTAATAACAGAACTACATCCACAAGGATCATTTATAACTACATCTGTGCAGCAAGGATTTACTGGTAAAAAAGGATATGCCATCTTATTGATTTATTAGTAAGGTCTATATTGAATGTAGTAACACGCTACTACTGGTTGAATATTTGCATGAGGAAGTCCTCCACCTGTGTTACCTATAGTGATGGTGTGTGTATGTTCTCCAGCTTCACTAGTTATACCAGCATCAATTGTACCAGCAGAAGTTGTTAACTCATAATCAAATGGGTCACCATCTGCATTATATGCTCTAGAAGTTAATCCTAAATCATTTCTTCCAGCAAATGTTCCATTGTAAAGACTGTTATCATTAGTACTTGTACCGCTTGCTGCAACTACTGTATAATGAGTATGGTTTGGTATTGTACTTATTAATCCAGTATGTGTATGTGAAGGGAACTGTGTAGGTCCAAGTGTAATTTGATTTGCTCCAGCAGTATCATAAAGACTATAATTTGGATTACCAGATCCAGGAATTGCTGGGTCAACAGCTGCACTCATAGGTGGTCCAGGAACACCATTAATAGCACCAGTCAAAGCTCTACCTCTTAAATCAGGAGTTGAATTGTTTCCATTACATAAATATATTTTTTCCCAAGAACTACCTATTATACCAGCTCCTGAAGTATCAAAATATGAAAGATCTCCAAAGTAAGGAAGTACAGAAAATGGAACCATCTTGTTACTAATTAATCCAGTAGATAGACTATTTAGATATGCTTGAATTAATATGGGAAGTTGCTCAATTGTAACATAGTTTGTTTCTACAATTAAAATAAATGCACATAATGTATCTATTGTAGCTTGTAGAACAGCATGTGTTCCTGAAGAAGGTGTTATAGAAGGTGTTACAACTGGAAGACATTTTACATTGTAATCAGCCTCAATTACATCTAATTGATTATTGATTAATACTATGTCTGCAACTATAACATCTATTTGTTCTTGAAGATCACAAGCAGATTTAATTAAAGCATTAAATAAATCAACAGCTGTAATATCTCCACATGTAGGAAGATATTTATTAACTAAATTACAAATGATAAGAGGATCAATAACAGGTTTGATTCCTGTACCATCTAATGTAGATGTAAGGAATGTAATAAGAGCTTGTTCTACAAAAGATAGAGAATCACCAGTTTGGATTCCTAGGACAGGAACATCTATTCCTGTATATTTAACACATCTGTCAGAGACAATCTCTGTACATCCGTTATAACAATTTGAGCAATTTGACATATTATTTTATTTTAAAAGATTTAACAAGTTGGATAAGATACAATAACACCAGTTACTACATGAACTACTTGCCATGATCCTGGTGTTCCAGGAATATTAATTGCAAACCATCCACCACTACTAGATTCAACACAACCTTCGGCTTGTATAAAGAGTTTAGAACCTACAGTAGGATTTGGAGTGTCCCACCAACCTATTGTTATTCCAGTAATAGAACATGTACCAGCATTTAAACAACTTACTGCTGCACATGCTGTAATTAAAGACTCTGTAAAAGTAAGTGGACTAGTATTTATATTTTGAGCTAAATTAATATTATAAGGATGAATTGGTGAACAAGTTGTTGTTGTACTGGTTGTAGGTGCTGCAGTGGTAGTGGTAGTAGTTGTTATAGGTTCTGTATCTTTTATTAAACGTACAGAAAAACCATTTGTTAAACTATGAAAATTTCTCACTGCAAACCCATCAGTATATCTTAATTGATATGTCCAAGCATCTAAACCAAACTCAGCATTTGAGTCAGTCCAGAAATAAGTTTGAAAACTTAATCCACCAAAAATACCATCATAACCCTCTCTATAACCTGCAGGAAGACCTGTAAATGCACTAGTATCATCTGCATCAGCATTTGGTTCATGCCAATAACAAAATCCTGGTTGTTTTAAATGTCCACCTGCAATAACATTACCTCCTAAATAGTCAACTAATGTTGTCCATTCTTCATCACTAGGAACATGATATCCTGTAGGAGCAAATTGTTTTCTTAATGATGGATCAGCTAATGAAGCCGCATCATAAATTCCAGCAACTGCATACCAATTATAAATCTTTCCGTAAATTGCTTCGTTTGCTGGATCATTATTATAATAACACCAAGCACCTGTGGTTAATGATGGCCAAACAACTGTAATTGGTTCTTCAGGAATTATAGTACCATCTCTATATGTACTATTTGATGCATTACATCCAGTCCAAACTTGAGTTCCAATTGTAACATCATGTGCTATACAATCTTGACATATAGTGGTAGTTGTGGTAGTTGTTCCTGAAGAAGTGGTAGTAGTGGTGGTGGTTGGTGGTGGTGGTAATGTACTTGTAGTAGTTGTAGAAGGATTTTGTACAATAGTAATATCACAAGGAACCTCTAAACAAGGTTCTGGTGTATTACATCTACTAACACAACCCACTGTAATACGTATAACTCTGCTAGCTATCATAGCTACAGAGTATTCATGTAAATAGTTAGGATTACAATACTTGTGAGTAAGTATCCTTCTATATGCAATTAATTGAAGAATATCACCAGCAGGTATAGGTTGATTCAACATGTATGAAACATTGTTGTATAAACTATTACCAAGCTCTGCTAACTTGCAATCTATTTTTTTAAGTAAAGAAGGAATGTTTGCACATTCTGGGCAATTTGTTAGTCTTGGTGATAACATGATATCAATTTTATTTATTTACTTTAGCAGCACATGCTGCACACACTCCGTTTGTCAATTGACAACCGCACCCTACATTAGCTCCACAGCTTGAACATTGTGCCATAATTAATAAAAGTTTAATTGGTAGTTGTTACCAGAACAACCACAGTTGGATTTAAGAAAGTTATTTAACATATTATCTGCCTGAGCATATAATGTATTTGATTCATATTCTGCACAGTTATTAGCTGCTGCAATAGCTCCTTGAATAAAGAAGTTAATTGTATTTAATGTTACACTAGATTGCGTTTTAAGGGCCCTATCGCACTCCATCATATTTAATTGAAGGAAAGCACTGTCAAACTTTTCTTGAAGCCTCTCAACACGTAATATTGTTCTCTCTACATAATTTGCATATGCAGGAGCAACTGAGTATTTTAATCTATACACTCCATCAGGAAGTGGTTGATTACAACCAACCTCGGTTATTCCTAAATTAGATGATGTAAATACATTGATTTCATTAGGAACGAAAGGTAGAATCTTAGTTCCAAATCCTGGTATTTCAATCTCAATAGATGGTGCTGAGACCACTGGAGGATTGGTAGGATATACAGAAGCGTCTGCAACACCAATTGTAAGTACACTATAAGTAGGAACTACTAATATATCTAATTGTAAGTTTGCCATGTTTGTTTTATAATAAATATGCCAGAGGAATATGAGTGTATCCTCTTTCCCCTGGCATAGGTTATTTAATAATATTTATTACTTCTTCAGTCTTAAGGGATAAGAGTAGAAGTTGTAGTAGTAGTAGATGCAGGAGCACTAGATGTAGTAGTTGTAGTAGTAATACAAGTATTATTATCTACAACAGCACCTAAAGCAGCAACTAATACAGCTTCGATATCTGCAGCAATTGTAGCACCACCTGTTTGTGAAGCAGCATTTGGAGCAGCAATGATCACTGTAGAATCTTCTTGAATGTAATCACCCCATTGATATGCAGATTTATCATACTCATTGAATTTGATATAATACGTATCATATGTAGCACCACCAGATACCCAAGACTCAAAGTTCTCATTGTATCCATTCATTCTGTAAAGGTGTTTCAAGTAACCAGCTTGGTAGCTATAGAAGTTTTTCTCTAATTGAGCAATCTCTGCAGATTGTCCTGTAGCATAAGAAGCACGTTGTGTGATGATAGGCTGTGCAACAAAGTTACAAGCATCAGCAACAATAAAGTCAGCAGTAGTAGCTGGACCAGCATATACAAACGTTCTGAAAGACATTCTGTCATATTCAAAAGGGAACGCAGCAATATCACAAGGTTGTCCATATACGGTCAATGGTTTTCCTGTAATACGTAAAATTGTTCCACCTACATTTTCAAATGTATAGAATGTAGAAAAAGAAATGTTATCAGGATTGTTTCCTGGAGCTTTCAAGTTTAATTGATAAATCAATTCATCAATTATTACAGATGTAGATACATCATCACATGGATTACTGTCACAGTTACAACAAGGAGCTTGAATAGTTACTGAACGAGTGAAACCATTGAAATACAATGTATCAATATAAGAAGAGTGAGCACGTAAAGTTAACGTGATAACTTCTCCACATTGTACAGTGAAATCAGTTACATCAGTAATTTGATTAGCAGCTGTTGGGCATCCTGATGCTTTATACCATTCAGTTACATTAGATTTACAAGAAGATCCTGATGGGCATCCAGAGATTTTATCAGATCTTTTAGAGCCTTGTAAATAAGTGTTTGTTCTACCTTGAGCTACGTAGAAATAAGGGAAAGCAGCAATATTCACAGCAGTAGCTACTGAA